CTTGGCCGTTTTGTTGAATGCCTTCTAATTCTAATTCTTTTTGTTTTAATTTATCTTCTTGTACAGGAGGTTCTCCTAAATCAATGTCTTTATAGAAACCATTAATTTGTTGTTTTCGTAAATCATTGGGTGACATACGAATAACATGAATTACAGCTTCCGCATCTTCTAATGAAGTAGCAGAATAAGGTACTACTAAATCTTCAGCAGGAATAAATTTAGATACTGCTCTACCTAATAAATCATCATAATAAACTTTTTTAAACGTTGAACCCGACAATGGTAAATAGAATAACATTTGATCAAATTCAGGTTCATACTCTTTCATCTGATCCATGATTTGATAATTCATAAAATCTTTAACACGTTTTGATTGTTCTTCTTTAGCAACACTCGCATCTCCCATGATTTGAGTTCTAACTGGACCATCCGCGGGCAACAGTTCTTTATAAGCTTGTGCTTGAAATTGTGTAACGGCTTCTGCAAGAACTGGGTGAGTTACTGAACTTGCTCCTCTAAAGGGTTCTGTTTTAGTTACGTATTTAAATCCTAAAAGATTTAAACCTTCTCTATAACTGTCTGCCCATTCTTGTCTTGATTGTTTATAATTAGTATACTTTTCCATTAACTCGGATGCCAATGGATCTAAAACGTTGTCTTCTAAAAAGTCTGCTAAATTTTCAAAGTGGTCTTCGCCACCTTCTGGATTAACTTGTGATGGATCAAAATTAACGGTTGCTCCACCATCATCATTCATTTCAATTTCAGGTTCTCCGGCCTGTTGTCTTTCAATAATCTCTTGTTGCTCTTCAACAATTACTTCTTCACCAGGAATTTCAATTTCTGTTTTTGTATTGGGTAATGATTTATCTATTGTAGCCATGAGCTATTCTATACCTTCTCTGTTATTGATTTAACACCTTCTTCGACAGAAGTACTATCAGGTGTTTGTTTAACTGTCAAACTTTCAATTACTTCATTGAGCATTTGAGGATCTTGTTTTTTAGGTTCATCTAAAGGCATTGGGTTTTCAGCAGCCCATTCCAATAGTTCAGCTTGGGTTACTTTTTCATCATTTGCCGTATTTACAAATGCACCTATGATTTCGTTGTATTTAATATCCATTATCTTTTTCTCCTAAACATTGTAGCTAGACCAGTTGGTACAAATCCACCTTTTTTTCCATGTAATGAGTAACCTCTTTCGGAACTAGCTTGATTACTTTTACCTGTTGGGTTGGCCGATGTATCTGGACCACTTACAGAAAAATCTCTACCATCTCTTTGTTGTTGAGCTGAATATTCATTTGCTAATCTGTTTGAAATCCTATTTGCTTCTGCTCTATTTGCTGCTGCGGCTTCTTCTGCTGCGGCTTGAGCAACTTGTGCTTCAGCTTTTTTATCTGCTCTATAATTTTTAAATTTATTTGCTGCTTTTAAAGCTAAATTTAATGGAGTTGGTATATTTCCAAGCATTCTTTGTAAACCAAAAATTCCTTCTTTAAGTGAAAGACCAAAACTTAAATCATCACTATCAACTGTTCCTTCACCAATGTCTTCTATATTAAAATTTCCACTTACTGTTGATCCTGGTCCTTTGTATCCTAAACCTGGTCTAGCTGCAGTAATTCCACCCTTGTCATTGCCTCCATTATTAATAATATTACGAGGAGATACTACAGGTATATCTGGTGTTGAATCCGGTGGTGTAGTATTAGGATCATAGTAACCCAACATTGCTAATTGACCTTGAATAGTTACATCATCATGTCCACCTCGTTTCATAGAGTTATAAACATTCATACCTTGTGCATCTAATGTATCCCACCAATTAGAATTGTTTTGTGAATTTGAATTTACTTGTGAAAGAATTTGTGGACTACTTGTTATAAGATTAGAAAGCATTCCTCCCATAGCATATCCTGCTCTTTTAGGTTGCATCATAGATGCAATTCCGCCGTCCGCGTATTTCTTTTTATATTTATTTGCAAACTTTTTCCAACCTGTATAACCTGATGGTTTGTAATTATCTTTTAGGTCCGGATTTGCCAAACCCAAGTCTTCAGCTTTTTTAATCATTCGTCCTCTTTTACTTGCGTAACCATCACTTGCATTTGGATCAGAATAATTTCCTGTTTCACTATTGGCAGTATCTGCCATTGCTTTACCTTTTTCTTTACCAGTTAATTTTGGTGTTTCTATTTCCCCAAGTTCTTCTTCACTAACTTCTTCATCACCTTCAGATGATTTATTTTTAAGAATATTAGCCAGACCTTGTTCGGGCATAATCATTGCGAAAATTTTTTGAGATTGTTCTGGATTGTCTTCTATGTATTCTTCAACTTTTTTTGAGAGTAAATCTAATCCTGCTGCAGATGCTACTGCATTAATAGTTATTCCTGCTGCTTCTGCAAAAGGTATTAGGATAGGTATTGCTAATGCTGGCATAGTTAATAATAAGTCCTGTTATGTGGCATTGAAACTTCGTCTTTTTCATCTTCAGGGTGACCAATAAAACCACCTTGACGAAATCGCATTACCGCTTGTGTTGTGCTATCCACCAAATCATCATGATCTCCATAAGGAAATGATGCACATTCTTCAATCACCTCATCAGCGAATTTTTCATCTGGCGCCCAAATTTGTCCAGACTCAAATAGAGGTGAACAGGCGTTTACCCTAGCATGTTTATCATTACCTTTACTAGGAGTGAAGTTTATAACAGGTATCCCCATCTTACGCAACTCATAAGTTAAGGGTAGTCCACTTGCTTTAGCCTCGATGATAACTGTTTCAGGTTTCCAATAGTCATATTGTTCCTTGGCTTTTTTACGAAGTTCTGGAAATTCGAGTCGTTCCTTGACGGCGTCCAATAAAATTAAATTAGGAGCAGAGTCAGGATTTTCTTGAAATACACCCCAAGTAGTGATTGCAGAGTAATCGGCAGATTCTTTTTTAAGAAAAGCAGTATCATAAGATTGTATGACATGTTGTAGTTTTGGAATATAATCCCGGTCCCATTTCCGCCACCATTCCCTTTTGATTAAAGAGCCTTCTTCAGAAGTTGGGTTTTGCATCCATTGCGCGTTCCACTTACCAACACTTAAACTGGCCTTAACTCCTTCTAATTCTTCTAACTTCCAATACTCTGGCCAAACTGATTTACCTGATGGAAGGATTGCAGGAAATTCTATAAGTTCCCATTTATCTGATTTTAATTCTTTTTGATGTTTTAATAACATCCCTGTTAGATCTTTCATATTCCATCTAGTCATAACGACTACAATAGTTCCACCTGGTTGAAGTCTTTGACGTGGTCCGGATGTATACCATTCATAAGCACGTTCCATGGATGACATGTTCAACGCATCTTGCTCCGAGTGAGGATCATCAATAATCAATAAGTCCGCTCCACGACCCGTGATCGCTGATCCGACACCCGCTGCATAATATTCTCCACCTTGTGCCGTCTCCCATTTGCCCGCGGCTTGACTGTCCTCTCGGAGTCTTGTCTCGAATACTTGTTTATATTCTGGAGAGTCCATAAGAGTCTTTGCCTTACGACCAAATCTTATTGCAAGTTCAGTGGTGTGCGTGGATTGTATAATTTTTAAATTAGGTCTTCGTCCCACCATCCAGGCAGGTAATAGAAAAGATGCAAATTCCGATTTTGTGTGTCTAGGTGGCATATTAATAATGAGTCTTTTTATTTTGCCATTTGCAATATCATTAAATTTTTTTGCAATTTCTTTGTGATGTTTACCTTCTATAAATTCAGGCCAGACATGTTTTACAAAAGTTAAGAAGTCATCGTGGACTTTAGTCTTCTGTTTTTTTTCAGATAGTTTTATTGCATACTTTAAGAATTGTTTCTTAACGTCCGGGGGTAATCTATTTAACTTCTCTTCATCCATATAAATTTTTTGCAGAATTTTTTCAGACTCTGTTTTTATTAGTTTTTTTTTTCGTTTGTATTTTATAGCATGTCTTTGTCTAAAACCAACTATATAGACTAAATAATTTGCTAGACCCCACGAAAAGGGGTGTAGGGGGTGTTTATATCATAGTTACACTCAAAGGTCTAGGGACCCCTCGACTTTGTTTGTGTGTGTGTGCGGAGGGTGGGCCCGTAGGGCACGAGCTGACTGCGACATATTGTCGCACCACTACATCTAGTAGCGAAGATGTCGCATCGACACAAGATGTGGGTATGCGTTTTCGGAGTGTAGTAAAGATATCACACTGGTCAAAGTTGTCGCATCGCTTGGGATATTATACGAATGTTCTTTAGTACTACAAGTTAACTGGTACAGTAAGTGATATGAAAATAAAAAAAGGAAATATAAAAATGAAAACAATTAATACTTATAATATGTTTGGTAAGGAGGTGGTTAACACTGAAGACCAATGGGTTAAGAGATGGAAGGACTGCACTGTTAGTTCTTTAAGTGACCTAATGCCTCGTGATGAATATAAAGAACTACAATCAAGAATAGTTGAACTTGCTTCAAAAGATTTTGATTACAGAGTTGAACTAGAAAAAAGGGAAGAGAAATAATGCAACTAATCGTAGAGAAGAAAAATGTATTTGGGGTAGAGCGTATCTACCCCAAGTGTAGTAAGTCGCAAATATTAACAGCGTTGACAGGTCAAAAGACTTTGCTTGCTGATGATATTAAATTAATAAAAAAACTAGGGTATTCTCTAGTAACTAAATCGGAGGCAATATGAAGAATAGTTATCAAGGTTATTGGTTCAGTTGTGAAACTACCTACAGCGATGACATCGGGTCGAGAAGATGGCTTTTATTATTAGAAAATAAATCTAATGGTAAAATAAATTCAATCGGTTTGAATAATCAAATGACATTTGGAGACGCTACACAAATGGCATTTACTGAAATAGAAAAACTAAACAAGGAGCAAAAATAATGAGTAA